GCAAGTGTGGATTCTGCAACACTAAGCCGCGCATCCATCAGGTCAATCATTTTCTCCTTGCCAGCGTTCTGAAGCATTTCTAAGCCGGAGATAACAACTGGAACAGCAGCCTGTTTGATGTTATATTCAGCAGCAGAAATGACGTCGCTTACGCCAACGGGGAGAATGTCGTAACCTGAGTACCAACCAGCGTTGGAGTTCTCAGCGAAAGACAGTTCTTGCAAGATTTTGTAACCGCCGGAGAAAGGCTTGATTTTGCCCTTGGATTCCAGCTTCATAAGGATCACGTTGTTCTTCGTGACGTTGTCCGCAATTTTACGAGTGCGGGACTCGATAGTCGTAGCGAGTATGTCGCTAATATTTGGAAAGGCCATTTGGCGATCCTCCAAGTAAGTGAATTAAAGTGCATTCATGGGATGGGCCGTGGCTTCCCTTACCTAGAGAATCCTTGCGCGGGGCTGGAGAATTCTTTAGTAGTGGGAGCAACTGTACCAGCTTGCCCCACGACTTGCAACTACATTTGTCCGGCGTTGTCCCAGGCCGACTCGATGGCGCTTCTCATGCTGTCAGGGGTCGCTGTAGCGCCAGGACCGCCCATGCCCCCTGTTACACTAACCGCCGCCCTACGTTTGCCCTGAAGCGCTCTCTGCTGCTCCCTGGACTGCTGTATGCGGCTAATCTCAGGGTTAAGGGCGCAAGCCTTATCGTAGGCTTGTTTCAGGGTCAGCTGGACACCACGGTTGTAAGCCATGTCCAGTATGTCCGCCATGTCCCCACGAACGTCGTTGTAAAACTCGTTCTTGGAGTCGCTTGAAAAGGCGTTCAGTTCGCTGCTGGCTTCCTGCTGTACGCCCTGCTGCATCTGCCGCTCACGCTGTTGGTATTGAGACAACTGCTGCTGAATCGGTGCGAGGCGCTGCTGAAGCATTTGCTCCACTTGACTCTGCTGCCGCACTTCAGGCGGTACATCCTTGCCTGTGAGCAGCGAGTCCAACGAAGGAATGTCCACACCAAACTGGTTGATCAAATTAGCGACAATTTGGGCCTTCTGCTGGGGCGTCCCCATTTGGAGGCCTGAGCCTGTTTGGAGAAGGGTCTGTAGCGTCTGTCCAGGGCCACCATTCATAGCGAAGTATTGCTGGTATGGGGCAAGGCTCCTGTCCATGCCCTCAGCCCTACGAGCCTGCTCAGCGTTCTTCTGCATACCTTGCTGCATCTGCTGCTCACGCTGCAAGATGTAGCTCTGGGCTTCCTTGGGTATTTTCTTCCACTGCTCCCTAGCGGAAGCTGACCAGCTTACAGGGCTGCTGGAAGCTGGCTCGTTAGCACCCTCGGCCGCTCCGCGTAAGCCGTCATCTCCTGGAACCCCACCACCTTCTTGCCCCTCAGGGCTGCTCCCTGCTCCACCAGCGGCTCGTCCTTCGCCGGTGTCACTGGGTAACTCTTCGGATTCACCAATCGCCTTCGCATCGTAACTCTCCTGCTCTGTAACTGATTCTTCTTGACTTGCATCGTCCAGCGAATCTTCGTCTGGCCAAGCAGCCGCTAAGTCTATACTTCTGGTTACATCATCATCCATTTCTTTCAGCCCTCATCATAGTTTCGTAAATCTCTTGTTTACGTTTTAAAGACTCTGCCCTGGAATTCTTTCCTTGGTAGAAGTCAGCCCGCTCTTGAGCTTTTCGCTCGTAGAACTCTGGTGTGAACTCGTCGGCTTGCACGACGTTGTTCCTCTTGTTATGTTCACGGAGTTGCTTGTTGGTTGAGATGATGGTTCCGTCGAGCATAGACTTGAAAGGTTCAAAAGTTCCATGAATAGCGAATCCTCCATCTCGCCTAACCGCTGCTTCGTCAATTGGGATTAACTCACTCTTCCCTGTCTCTTCGTTGAAGTGCTGCCGCCATCTCGCCATCTGCCCGTTTCTCCGTAAGTGCGACTGCATGGTCTGCGCCAATCTCAGTCATTTTGTTTTCGTGCTGTAGTTCTTCCTCAGCCGCTGCAAAGGTAGTCTGCGCTTCCTCTACCTGTAGGTCAGCGCCCAACTTGGCCGCGATAACCTTAAGGTCAGCCTGGAGGTCAGCCATGATCTTCTGCTGGTCCCCTTGGCTCTTCTGCATTTGCAGTTCCATTTTCTGCTGATGATCCATCTGCTGCTTCTGCATCTCGCCTTGGAGCTTGGCCTGAATAAGCTGCATATCAGCTTGAGACTTAGCCTGGATCTTCTGCATTTCTGCTTGCATCTTAGCTTGGTCTTCCTGGGCCTTCTGGTTCTGGTCATTCTGTCCTGGGGGTGGGGCGTTCTGGGCCATTTCAATAGCTTGGTCAAACGTGCCTTCAAGGTAGCTAGCCCCCTTGAAGCCCGCCATGCCCCACTTCATCATCTCAAGCAGAATGGGTAGGCTCCCAGGAACGGCCTGCACTGCCCCGCTGCTGGACTGTATAAACTGAGCCATTGACATGAGGTACTCGGTACGCTCAGCCTTCAACTGGGCGTAGTCCACCATTGCTATACTCTCAGGCCGGATATTTACGCGCCACTTGATTTGTGGGCTTTTCATCAACTGTACGGCTGGCTCAACTTTGTCTTGATCCGCTATTGGCATGAACTGTGCGGAGGATTGCACCATGATGGACTCAGGGTCAAAATGCTTGCTGATTACCTCCGCTTTCAGGCCATCCAAGTCGCTGGCAAAACGCGCGAAATCATCTTGTAAACTTTGTACACGAATAGACCCGAACTTGGCTTTAAGTTGGTTTGTTCCGTCGCTGGTATACTGATCTGTATTTGCCCCGCGCAGGATATCTGACATCCCCGTAACTTGGTATAAGAGCTCAATGGTTTGGTCTCTAATTTGAATTAAAGTCTGTAGAGTGCCTACGATTTCCTGAACTGGTAGCCACTGAATTACCCCCTGCAATCCACCTTTCTCGGCGAACATGGCCCAGTTATCCACTGGTATTAGGTCGTTTTCAATGCCTTCTTTAAGCATACGGCCCGCGCTGTCGCCTGCGTTCTTATCGTACACGCCAACGACTTTAACGGCTCGCGTTATGGTGTAGATTCGGGTCTGTAGCTCGTCAATCTCGTTATACAAGTCCTGGGCGATGACAAAATCAGCCCGAGGCACGAACAGGGTGCTTGTTAGGTTGGCCATCATCGGCATTGGGCAAGGCCAGAACCCATCCAGCAAAAGCGGATCATCTTGGACATCTAAGATGAGACTAGCGCCTGGAGAGTACCAATAGACCTTTTTATCGTCTTTACTCCAAAATTCCCAGATTTCAGCCTTTTGGACGTTGTTTTTCTGGTCTGTGTCGTAAGTTTCTTCTTTATTATCGTTTCCAGTCGGTGTTTGGTTGACATATTCCAAATTTGAAGAGATTTTCTCGCCGAAACGCTCCTTACACTCACTTTTCGTCATCCAACTGCGGAAACCAACCCATGGAACCTCCGTCCACGTCCTTCCCCAGCCCCAAAGGAAGTCCTGCCAGTGTACATAGTCGGTGGGGGCGTATTCTCCGGTGAGCATTTCCGCCTCAGTGATTTCCAGGGTCTCTGGGTCCATCACTTGCTGCATTTCCGTGTCATAATCGTACCTGACACGAGCTGTACCCATTCCTGGGAGTAGGCGGTCCTGCAAACAGGCTTTCAGTGCGGTTGCGAGGTCGTCACCAGAGGATGCGACGTCAGCTTCCAGCATTCTTTGGAATAATAAAGATGCAACTCGTGCAACATCGTCGTCAGGGTCTTGGTGTTCCCGACTAACTTCAATTTTTGGGGTAGAACCGTACAGCATACTCTGCAATGTACTAATGTTCGTATGGAATAGGTTAAGTCGGTTGGGTTGACCCCCTCCATCACTCCCCCCAGTTCTTTCATCTAAGTACCTGCGAACAATCTGGTTGCCCTGCTTAGTCCATTTCCGCAAGCGTTTGTCAGCAGATTCCTTTTCTTTGGTCCAAAACCTGTGCCAGCCCTCGGGAGACTTAGAGTCAGGCTTCTCATCATATTCTGATAATTTGGTTACGCCAGTTGCCATCGTCTTTATCCTTAAATAATTGATCTAACGTATACTCTGGGGCGGCGAGTATGGGTTCTGCAACCTTAGCCTCTTTTGTAGAGACTTGCAAGTGTTCTTGTGTAACCAGAGCCAAATAACGGAAGGCGTCACTCCCGTTGGAAGACCAGTCGTGTACAGGGCTTTTACCGAACTGCTTAGTTACCTCGTTGAAACTGCGGCGGTAAGCTCTTAAGGCTTCGATTCCGTCGTAGCAGTTGACCGCATCAAAGTGGCACATCTGCAGAACCTTTCTAGCGGCGTCTATTCCGTGCTGGACTGCGAGCTTCGGCGTGATCGCGCAGGGGAAGTCTGCTGCCAGGAACTGTTCGATGGTGCTTCGTCCTGTTTGGAGGGACTTGGCTTTGGCGTCGTGGGGGAGCCAGATGGTTTCGTAGGTGTACCCCTTTTCGCTAAGGAGGTCAAAATAGAACGGTAGGCTTTTACCATCATGCTCTTCATAATCTATAAGCCTAATTCCATCTGGCGCGAGTTGCCAGAACCACATGGCGGTGGAGTCGGTAAATCCAAGGTCAGTTGCAACGTATACATCTTGGCTGGGGTCCCACTTGTGGGTTCCCATGTGGCCGTCCTTTTCCAGGGCCGCAATATCAGACGCGTAATATGTCCCCTGTACCGCTGCGTCGAACGAGCACTCCATCTCTTGATCATACTGATCCTCAGTCATTTGTCCGCGTATTTCTTTAAGGTCTTCTGGGTCAAGCAAGCCAGATTCGCTGGCCTTCAAAGTCATTTGGAACCAGGAGGCTTCCTTCTTACCACGCTCGTTCATGTGGTAGAAGTGATTCTTGCCTTTGGGCGTCCCGATAAAGACGGCCCACCCTTTACGGTCCAGCAGACAGGGCAGTATTACCTCGGCCCAAAGTGCAGGACGACAGTCCCCAAACTCATCAAGGATAACCCCGTCAAAATAAAGACCACGCAGAGCGTCAGGGTTGTCAGCACCGTATAGTGTAATCCACGCTCCATTAGGTAGCTCCACCCGTAAGTCTGCTTCACGCGTTTTGGTGGCAAGCTGCTCTGTGCTTTCCTTGAGGTACGTCCAGGCGACGTCTTTGGCTTGACGGTAAAACGGGGCGACGTAGGCATAGCGAGCGTTCTTCTTTTTAGTGTGGAGGGCTTTGGCCACCAGATCGTTAATACAGGCCACGGTCTTACCCGCACGACGGTGGCAGACAAGGGAGGAGAAGCGTTGGCTCCGGTTATGAAACCCCGCAAACTGCGGGCGAGGTTCGTAGGATAGGGTGACTGTAGTCATTAAAAGTCCGGTATATCTTCTGGCAGCACGTCGTATATTTCCATTAGCTTTTCAGCCGCCTTGGGGTCAATTTTCATAGCCTCGTCAATTAG